CCGTAGTTTTCGCTCGGCGCAAATACCCTCGGCGGATCAAACCCTCGGCGGCCTTGTCCAAATCATCTCGGCTGCGGAACACATCGGGGCCGCCACTTTGTGGGCTTCGAACTGTCGGGAAGGGAAAGGCCCGTTCGTCAGGCCGCCCTGCCCCTGCAATCAAAATCAGAATCATAAGGTCAGGCAATGAATGATCAGTCACAGCTCGACCCCTTCCATGTTGAATTGCACGGTGTTGCCGTTCAGGGTCACATGCGAAACATCGCCCGATATCTGCACCCGATCTTTTTTGCAGATGCCCGAATACATCATAAAAGTGTTTTGGCCCTGCGCCATTTGTAGATTGATCAGATATAGAATTTCTGGCCCCGTTAATTGATCCGCCAATTTGCGAACCCGTTTAATGGCCTTGTCATCCAATAAGCCCTCAGAATATCGGATCAGCATTTTTGTTTCGTCATTTGTCATTTGGTCATTTTCTCCAGTTAGAATTGTGGGACGGGAACCGCCCCAACCCAACCCATAATTCGGTGTGGCCTCGGTGTCCAGTTCGATGTTTATCAGATGACGAAACCATGCAATCGACCACCACCACCCCCCACCGATTCGGCGGCGGCAGAGGTAGGAGCGTGTGTCAGGTATGTGTATAGCTATGTGTATAAGTTCGAAACAATGTGTGTAGTAGTTATGGCTTGACGCCTAAGTAAAATTGGTTCATCAATAGATCCCACACTGATACTCCAGCATTGAGGTAGCCATGATAATTTCAAAAGCATGTGCCGTCGAGCTGGGCAATGCCCTATTAGACGCCGCAGAAAATAACGATAAAAACCAAGTATTACTGAAGACGGACGAAGGCTCTGTTTTTGTATGTGAATATAAGGATGACGACCACGACGAAGGGTATGAAACAATCGCCGTAGTACTAGCATCGTAGTAATAAACTCGACGTGTAAGTAGTTTCTTGGGGGCCATCGGCCCTCTTTTTTTATGCAATAAAAAGACCCCGCCGAGTTAACGACGGGGCCAGTGAGGCGTTGGAGCAAATGCCAACAGGGAGGGTAAAGGGTCTAGGGGAGGGAAGACCCTAAAAGCACTGTACCAGACACTTAGTTAGGTGTCCACATATTATTTTGCTTGACCGGTATTAGGTGTCTGTGCATCTTAACGGGGCGTATAACTATGTGAGGTATAGGAATGAAACGCCACTACAAATACATGCAAAAGGTGAAGCTGAAAGGCGGAACTAAGTGGGTTATCAACCCCTCTAGAGCTGTTAGGAAGGCTTTAGATGTTGGGTATGAACCCTACGACACATACCATGAGGCTAGAGATCGCTCTGTAGAGCTTGAAAAGGCCTTCGAAGACTACAAGCGTAGTCAACGGGTGACCAAGAAGATGCACATCGAAGAGGATACAGTAGATGCCCTATGGCAGTTCTACACCAGTCGTGATGCATATCAAAAACTGTCTGCCAACAGTCGGCGGACGTACAGTTTCTTGTACAGGACCGCCAGCGACATGCGTGTAGGCAAGTCAAACATCCCATTCGGACGTATGCTTGTTAAGAACGTGACTGTTAAGACTGCAGACGATCTGTTTCTGGTACTGAAGCACAATAAGAGCCTACACCGAGCTAACAGCGTGGTCAAAGTCCTGCGTAGGATCTGGTTTGTAGGCAGACGGGGCGTTCTATCTGACCTAGGCTTTAGTTCAGTCGGTACACTGGCCCTGCTATGCTACGATCTATGTCAGAGGCCGGGAGATATGCGTCAGCTCCTATGGTCTAACTTCACTGGTGACCTCTTCAGTTTCACACAGGAAAAGACTGGGCAGGAGATGAACCTAGAATTGTCTCCACGCCTAAGTGAAAGGTTTTCTGACATCCAACGGGGCGATGACGATGAGTTCATTGTTACATACGAGGCCACAGGCCGCCCCTACGACATGCGTATGTACGCCAAGATAGCGCAGCATGTGCGCACAGTCGCCAAGCTAGACCCTAACCTACAGATCCGTGACCTAAGACGGTCAGGAGCCACAACGATGGGCGAGGCTGGTTGTACTGAAGATGAGATAGCAGCGGTCACTGGTCACACGTCACGCCAGATGCTGGAAATATATGTGAACCCCACTCGCAAGACCGCAGCGAGAGGTATGCAGAAAAGGTGGCAGCATGAAGGACATCAATGAGGCACGTAAAGCGTTCGAGCAGGAACTACAGAGGCTGACAGGCAAGCCAGCCCACCACGCTACAGAGCGCCTTATCGATTTGGTGAAAGTAATACGGGATGAACTACGAAAGGTGGACAATGGAAAACGAACTACCAGTAAGCCTAAACCGTGAACTCGAAATGATAGGTGTGATTGCGTACATGCCCGAGGCACCAAACTTGGCATCTAATCAGGTCAAGAATGACCACGGTGAACGCACTTACACATATCGCAGACCTAACTTTGATGAAAATGGAGAACCAGACTTCTAATGGTAAAGCATAACACACCCAAACCAACCATCTCTAGAAGAGGTGTAAGCTGCAGAGTATTTGGCAAGGACTTCCCATCGATGGCACACGCAGCTCGATACTATGACATCTCACCAACATGGGTGAGAGAGATGGTGTCCAAAGGCATCAACCAAGACGTGAGCCGTGAAAGTGTACGCAAGGTATGGAAGGCCGCTAACGACAACTCTAGCCCATCGGATCAGGTCTGTGAGTTCATGGAGAAGGATGATGGATAAAGACGCAGGACTGATCGGCGTAGAAACCGTAGAAGAACACGAGGATGGCAGTGCAACATATAGGTTTCACATGGACGCACACGCTCGTGGACTACTAGCAGAGGAAGGGCTTAGGCTAGTCCTCTACTGTGCGGCAGCCAAGATGGATATGCAGTTGGTGTACGACTTTATTGAGGACCACATCAGGTACGAGAGAGACGAATCTACGCCAGACATACGTCCTATGACGCCAGACGAGCGCCAACAGGCTAAAAAAAGATCTGAAATGAACAAAATAGACAAAAAAGACCAAAACAACACAAAATCAGAAGGTAAAACCTAATGAAATCAGTTGTTTGGTTGCGGGAGTAGGATTTGAACCTACGACCTTCAGGTTATTGGTCTATTTAATGATATCAATGGGTTACATATACCATTCGATTGTATTCCGATAACTAAGTGTTGAAATTAACACTAGACAGATTGTTTTTTTCGGATATAAGTGAGGGGCCGTTTGGCCCCGAACTAACCCTATATCGGGATATAATATGAACTATACTAGAAGTGACCAAATAAGTATCATCAAGGATATTACCCTTAAAGAAGGGGATAGTAAGACATTAGATTGTCCGTTCTGTGGTGGTCGTAAGAAATTCACTATAAGTAAGATAGACGGACGTACAGTATGGAACTGCTATAAAGCATCCTGTACTGTTAGAGGTGCATATAATACGGGGCGGTCTATAGAGGCTGTTAAAGACAGGCTGAATGGTACCATTAAACGTGCTGTTAAGCGTAATAGTGATATCCCCGCTATTTTATCAGACATCGATAATCATCCCAAAGCAGTAGAGTATCTACAATCAGTAAATGCCTACGATGCGTATAAAGAGAGGATGATCGAGGTAAGGTATGCCCCAGCTATTAATCGTGTGTTGTACTTCACTCATGATAATACTGGTGCAGTTGGTCGAGCATTAGATAACCGCAAGCCTAAGTGGATGACCTTTGGTGATACTCAATATGGTATTAAGGTAGGATCTGGCAGACATGCTATTCTTGTAGAAGACGTAGCGTCAGCCTGTGCCGTATCTAGAATCAAAGGTTTAGTAGGCTATGCTTTACTGGGTACAAATATAACTACCCCTATCAAAAGCCAACTTCGACAATTTACTAAGTGTACTATTGTCCTTGACTTGGACGCCAGTTCTAAGGCACTACTATTAGCCAAGAAGATACAATACTTAACTGATGTAAATGTACGACTAACTAGAGAAGACCTTAAATGCCTTACTGGCGAACAGATACAAAGTATACTACGGTAAACAGTGTGTTCACATGGCCCTTTATAACGGGCGGTGGTAGCAATGCTAGAGTTAACCGTAGGCGGTCACGTACTAAAGCCGCAGAGCTTCCTATGAATATGATGATGTACGTTGTGTCATTACAGAATCCCCCTAGCGGACCACCAATCCTTTCCATATAGATACGAGTCACTACCCAGAGGAAAACAGGGTAAACAACAAACAACCGTCGAAGCTAACCTAGTACCGACGTTAAACTAAAGGAAAAGGTATAATGAAAGCTAGAGGAATAATCCTTTGTGACTTCGAATTCCCGGGGTTTAGGGAAGCTGCAGAGATGCAGGATAAGATGGACGAAGCCGTTAAACTACTCACAGAAGGCAACAAGTATGTTGTGCATACACAAGTCGATCTCAAAGAACGTCGTGGTGACCACGCACCAGACATCAAAAAAATGAAGTTTAGAAACAATTAGTTAGACCACAAATCAACTACAATGGGAGCCTC